AGACATGCGCTTGGGTTTCATCCATACCATTATAATTGTTTTCGGTTATTGTATTCGGGGCGAACCGTTGAGTTCTTAATGGATGATATTAAATCGTTTGATGTAAAACCTGATAATGGAGATTGTGAAGAGTTATGTGAATGGTCTCTGTATCGTGAGTCGCTAAAGTTGAAACAGAGTGTAGTACCGAAAGGGGAAAAGAAATTTCCTTTCATTCCTTCCTTGTATATCTCACCAAGTAATTTCTTCAAGCGTGGACCTGAGTCTTTAGTTTCTATGAGACGTGTTGCCATAGAGAATCTGCCATTTACTTTCTTTAGTCGTTTAATGTGCATGCAATGTTCTTCTATCAATAAGAAAAGATACTGCCCACCCTTTCTCTCAGATATTAGTTCTTCTATTAAGGATATTACATATCGGTTTGATAGTGCATATATTATGGTGTGGCAGAGTGACGGAAGGGCTGAATGGAAAGGTACACCAGTGGCACGAAAGATGGGTCGGGGCTTGCGTGTTATTGATACTGGACTTAGTAAAGTATCGAATAAGTACATTTTACAATTAGCGGAGTTATTGCGCACCCGTGGATACTATTCAGTAGGTGTGGGTGTGGAACCCTGTAAATTATGTAAGGTGTGTTCATTACCCCCAGCTAAATGCGTGAATCCTTCTCTTATCAGTTTTTCCTTTGAATGTATAGGTGTAGACGTTACTTCTTTGCTATGGGGCATGGGGATACCCATAGCACAACCCCCGTTTACGTTTGTGACTAAAGTTGGGGGTGCTCTATACAGGAGTAAGTAATTATGAGAATGGAATTGACATGCAGTGTAAATGTTAAAAACATCCCAAAAAGAAAACGATTGATATTATGTAGGGATTGCATTATTGCAGAAGAAGATAGATACTATGTGCATAAGGGGATGTCTGAGAAAGAATTGGTGTGGGGTCTGGGTAAGGAAAAGAATACTAAGATAGATATTTGGAGGTATAATGGTAGGGTTCCTTGCCTGAAGGTGTGTCCTTATTGTAAGGGTTCGTTCAGTAAGACTCATATTGAAGAAGTGCATGGAGAGGATGTTCTACAGGTTTATGCGTTGAAGGTGCGGAAAGAAATGAATAATTTATTAAAACAGTATAGGCTTGTCGGCAACTGGCGGGCGGTTTACTGTTCTTTATTAAGTTATGCAGGATGTAAGGATGCAATGTATAATCATCCCATTTGTATATTCAGTATATGCTTAGATATAAAGGGTCTAATTCCTGATTGGAAGGAGGGGTTCTGGCGTTACGGTTTTATATTGGTGTAGTAACCTGAAATTGCCACCCAGAGGCGTCCAGATGTGTCAGGATACATCAGAATAGGGTATTGAGTGTAATCATACACGAAGTTACCTAAAACGCATCCTGACGCCTCTGGGTGCGTCTGATGGTATATTGCTGGGATTAGGTGTAAATTAGGAGGTACTAATGGGTTTTTGTCATTTGCATGTACATTCTGAATTTAGTTTGCGTGATAGTTTAATTAAGATAGATAATTTAATTGAAATTATTAAGGGGCATGGTATGGATACAGTTGCTATAACTGACCATGGTGCGGTATCGGGTATATTAGAGTTTTATCTCAAGTGTTTAGAAAATGGTGTGAGACCTATCATCGGTATAGAAGCGTATGCTGTTAAAAATATTACTATCCAAGATAGAGAGGAAAAGCGTAGACATATAGTTCTTCTTGCTAAGAATGAAAAGGGATATAGAAACTTGGTAAGACTGGCTTCTGTCGCTGGGGAAAGGGGTTTTTATTACGTTCCCCGAATAGACTTAAGGATATTGGAGAAGTACCGTGAAGGATTAATATGTTTAACAGCTTGCTGTTTTAGTTCAATTGTATATCTTATGGGAGAAGGGGGGGGAGATGTTTTGAGGATAGTACGTCTTCTCCGTAATTTATTTGGTAGAAATTTATACTTGGAGATACAACCCCATGAGATGAAGGAGCAAAAGAAGCATAATATATTAATGGACTCAATAGGACGGCGGCTTGATTTACCCTTAGTCGCGACCCAAGATGTTCATTTTTATAAGAAGGAAGATAAAGAAGTTCATGATGTTCTTATGCGTATTCAGGGGAGAGAACCTTATACTACGGATACTATATACCTTTCTACTAAGGATGAGATGTATGCGGAGTTCAAGAGTCATGATTATTTATCACGTGACACAATTCGAGAAGCAATTAGTAATACTGGAGTTATTGCAGATGAAATAGAGAATTATAATATCCCGATAGAGCAGTTTTTTTTCCCTTCATTTGAATTGAGAGGTGTATGATATGAAGAAGTTCCCATTTTGTGAATGTGGATGCGGTGAGACAGTATCTAAATATGAGAATAGTTTTGTCAAGGGACATCATAGAGTAGGAACGAAGCATTCTGAAGAAGTGAAACAGAAAGTAAGGATAGCACATTGTGGGAAGGAGATGTCGGAAGAAACGAGAGAAAAGATGAGGGTCGCTAATCTTGGGAAAAAGCATTCTGAAGAGACAAAAAGGAAGATGAGTTTGGATTACATTTAGGTGAGATTATTTTTGGGGAAAATTATAATGGATAATAAAAGATATTTGTGGAAGTTATGTAGTGAGGGTTTTGAGAATAGAAAGAAATATTTTGTGACGGAGGAGAGAACATATCAAGTAGATTGAAGATGGAATATAATCTAATTATCCGATTGGGGTATGAGAATTATTTTTTGATTGTTTGGGATATATCACGTTATGCAAGAGAACATGGAATTTTGGGGACAGCGCGAGGTTCAGTAGCAGGCTCACTGCTGGCTTTTTTGATTGGGATAACTGATGTAGACCCGATAAGATTTGACTTGATGTTTGAAAGGTTTCTGAATGAGACGAGAGCGGTGACGGACCCCCCGGATGTTGATTTGGATTTCCAGTCTTCAAAGCGCAATCAGATAAAACAGTATATTATTGATAAGTATGGGAGTGATAGGGTGAGTTCAATAGGGTCTTATTCCAGAATGTATTCAAGTGGTGCGATAAAAGATGTTGCAAAAGCTTTGGGATTAGACTATCATTCTTTAAATAAGGCGATAGCACGTAGACTTTATGATATGACTTTAGAGGAAGCGTATGAGTCGGTTGATACATTCAAACAGTGGGTTGATAGAGATGAGGGACATAAAAGATGCTTTGATATTGCTTTGCAACTGGAAGGTTTAGTACGCCATAGAACTGTTCACCCAGCGGGGATGGTAATTACTCCTGGAAGTTTAGAAGAATATCTACCAGTTTATAAAGTAGGTAATACGATATGTACTCAGTGGAAAGATATATTCGTAGCGAAAAGAGGTATTTTGAAAGTGGATATTCTGGGGGTCAGTACGTGGGATGTAATTAGTTCTGCATTAGATTTTATTGAAGAGCAGATTAATTTATTGGATATACCGTTAGATGATAGTGGTGTGCTGGATACGTTTACAAGGGGTGAAACTTTAGCAGTCTTTCAGTTTGAAGCTCACCATCTTCAAAAGATAATTAAAATGTTAAGAGCGGATAGGTTTGAGGACTTAGTGGTTGCTACTACGATTGCACGTCCTGGAGCGCATACAACAGGTATAATGGACTCAGTTATCAGAAGAAAACATGGTGAGGAAAAAGTAGAGTATCCACATGAATCAGTGAAGCAATTGTTAGCTGATACTTACGGGCATCCGATTTATCAGGAGTTAATTATGAAGATGGCGAATATCGCGGGAAACATTCCTTTAGTAGATACGGAAATTATGCGTGCTGCTATGAAGAAAGAAAGTCATGAAGTGATGGGTGGGTATCAGGAACAGTTTATGGCGGGTTCTAAAAGTAATGGTATTCCTATGAGTAGTGCGGCGCGCATGTGGGAGATGATACAGGCGTCTTCAAAGTACGGTTTCAATAAATCTCATTCTGTATCATATTCTCTATTAAGTTACTTTTGTGCTTATTTGAAGTACCATTATCCTCTGGAGTATATGACAGCTTGCCTTAAACATGAAGGTAGTTCGGATAAGATACCATTACTTATGAATGAATGTAAAAGATTGGGTCTGAGCGTTAGACCAGTAGATATAAATAAGAGTGAAGTTCAATTTACTACGGACGGTGAGTCAATATACTGTGGATTTACTGTCATAAAGCATATAGGTGAAAAAGCAGCACAAGAGATTGTCACACATCAACCCTTTAAATCAAAGCGTGATTTATTGGATAGAGTAAATAAGCGTAGTTGCAATAAAAAAATAATTAATAGTTTAGAGGAAGCGGGTGTGTTCTCACATGGTGAGGTTAGCCCAATTAAAATACTTAATGCTTATGGGTGTTTGGTGGGAGAATTACCAGATTTAGATTTGGATGATTTAGATAACTGTTCAATGTGTGATTTATGTGACGTTAGATATAAGGTAGTTGAAGGCTGTGGAAGTCAGTTAGCAGATATTATGTTTGTAGGAGAGGCGCCTGGTTGCGTTTCCGGAAATTCTCTTATAGATGTTGCGTTTAGAAATAAAAGCGTGTATCCAAAAGGAATTCCAATTAAAGATTTGGTCGGTAAAAAGGATTTCTATGTATATTCTTATGATGTATCTGATGACAGTATGGTTCTTGGAAAGGTTAATAGGGTATGGAAGACAGGTAGAAAAAAGGTTTATAAGGTGACTTATGAATGGAGATATGCAAAGGGGCACAATACTGTTTATCTTGAGGATTCAATGAATGTAACATCGAATCATAGATTCTTGTTGAAGAAGTGCGGATGGAGAGACCCATTTAAGGGTATAGACTACGGCGAGGAGAGATACATTTCTATTGATGAGGGTTTGCAAGTTGGTGCAAGTTTACAACCATTTTATCGAAGTCAACCTGCAAGGGGGAACGCTCGCATAGGGGTTTCAAGTAATGATAGGAAGTCAGAGTCCAGGTTTCTTCTGAGCTATAAAATAGGGGAGGAGTCGGTGTCAGGTGAACAGTGTCATCATATAGATAGAGATACGCGTAATGATTCGTACGAAAATATAGAGCTTCATACTGTGAAGAGTCATTCCCGATTACATATAGAAGAAGACGGAAATCCTATGAGTAATCCGAATGTAAGACAGAAACATTTAGTAATAGTACAGTCTGAACATTACAGGAAGAAACATAGTATAATAATGAAGGAAATTTTGAAAGACCCAGTTCGGTATTCTTTGAGATTGAAGCAAATACAGGATACAAATGAAGCAAGAAGTAATACTGTGAAAAAATTATTCCAAAACCCTCAATATTATTGGAAGTATTTGCTTGGTAGACAAAAGCAATATAACTCTTTATCTAATGATTGGGTGGTAAAGAAATTCCAAGAGAGGTTTCCTGATGTAGAACAGCCGATAGATAATCACAAGGTTATTTCCATAGAATATATTGGCAAAGAAGACGTTTATGATATGGAAGTGGAAAAGTATCATAATTTCGCAGTTAATGGTATATTTGTTCACAATAGCACAGAAGATAGAACAGGGACTCCTTTTATCGGCAGAGCGGGGCGGTTACTTAGGGGGAAATGGATAATTGCTTTGGGCTTACGCCCATCAGAAGTTTGGATTACTAATATTGTTAAGTGTGCGCCGAAGAGTGAGTCTGGTGGTAAAATAGGAAAGCCCTCAGACAACCACATAGCAATATGTACCCTATGGTTGGAAAAGGAGATAGATATTATAAAGCCACGTGTTATAGTAGCACTCGGTTCGTTTTCTTTGCAGCAGTTATCTATGGAAAAGTATATTACGAGAATGCACGGAGAGACTTTTGATATTGTGACAAAATATGCAGGTAAACGGGAGGGTATTACAGGGTACGGGCTTTTCCATCCTGCTTATATACTACGAAATAAAGAAGATGTTTCTAAAGAGTTGAAGGGTTTAAAGCAGATATTAGAGGAATTATAGTGTTAGGAGGAAATATAATGACTTTTACGAAGCAGTATATAGAGAAGTGTTCAAAAGCGCAGGAGATACAAGATTATTATTTTGATGTAGATGACATGCGACCGAACCTACCATCTTTTGTCTATTCAAGAGAAATGGGTAAGGTATGTATTCAATTGTGGACACCTGAAGCACTACGGCAAGATTTAGAACTTATTGGTGGGTGTACTCTGGCGGTTTCTATAGAATGGCAACGGGATGATGATATTAGGCTTGAGGAGAGTGACAAACCTTTCAAGCCTGACGCTATCTGGCTCCCCCGACAAGACCAGCTACAGAAAATGATTGGAGATTACAGCGAAGTGATGAGTGATATGGTAGGTTACGGTTATATCATGGTGACAGAACAGAAGAATCATAATGCGTGGAAATATTGCCATTGGTCTGAATACGAATCTATGGAAGAGTTTTGGTTGCATGCTGGGATGCGTGGAATGTATGATAAGGTTTGGGATGATGATTCGTGGATAGATGAAGAGCAGATGGTAAGAAAGGATGAATCATGAACCTGAAAGGTGTATTGGGGGATAGTGATGCTTAAGTTATTTCGTGGTGATTGTTTGAAGGTAATGAAGAAAATACCTAATAAGTTTGTAAGTTTAGTATTAGCTGACCCTCCCTATGGGATTATACGGTGTAATTGGGATATGGTGATTCCGTTAGAACCGATGTGGAAACAACTAAACCGTATTGTTAAAGATGATGGTGCTATTGTTATGACTTCAGCGCAACCATTCTCAAGTATGCTTGTCAGTAGTAATCCTGAAATGTTTTGTTATGAATGGGTTTGGGTGAAGAATAGAGTAACAAGTGCATTGAATATGAAGAGAATGCCAGGTCGGAACCATGAACAAATAGTTGTTTTCTCACCAACGGATAAGAAGGGAACAGGTATATATAATCCACAGGGATTGAAACCTTATAATAAGGTGGTAAAGATACGTGCTCAGGCACAGCGGCATTACGGTGAATTGAAAGAGAAAACTCACTTTCAAAAGTGGACTAACTATCCGAGAGATGTTTTATATGTATCGTGTGAAAATAAACCTAAGCATCCAAGTCAAAAACCTGTTGCTTTAATGGAATATTTAATTAAAACCTATACGGGTAAGGATGGTGTAGTGTTAGATTTCTGTATGGGTTCAGGTACAACAGGTGTTGCTTGTAAAAGGCTTGGTAGGAGTTTTATTGGAATAGAGTTAGATAGGAAGTTTTTTCTAATGGCTAAGAAAAGGATTAATGAAGCTTGAACAGTTAAAATCTTATTATTAGAGGTGTATAATGAATCTGAGGGTATTGCTGGCACAGAGAAAAGACCTTCTTCGGATTAAATTCAGTTCGGATAAGTTAGGTGATATAGATGTGGATTTATTTGAAGAATTAAATTTTTCTATTGAGAAAGGTTTAGGAGAGCATATTGAAGTGCAGGCGGGTATGTGTGCTTGGTGGGGTATAATGGCGCAAGTTGCTGATAGTGAACTAAAAGAATTTGAACAGGATTATGATGCTTGGCACACACCAAGATATGAGAAGGAGTATGATAGACTTTGGAGAGAAATGGATTATAAGACATCGCAGAAACCGAATATTAATTCTGTGGATAATGCAGTGAAAATTCGTCATAGGAATGCGTATAATTTATGGCAAGGGAAGTTGAGAGATGCACGACTAAGGGCATCAATATTAAAGGATGCGGTTAAGTGGTGGTCGGAGAAGGGTCAGATGCTGGTTCAAGCGGCAAAGATAAAAGTTACTGAGATGGGAACTACGGACTTTATTCAACGTATATCGGAAGATAAAGATAAAGAGAGAGTTGAAACACTCAAGAGTAGAATGAAGAAGACGAAACGGTAGTTTGTATATATAGGTAGGAGGTAATTAAAATGAAGGCACGTGGTGTAAAGGTAGAGGCTGCACGTCTACTTGATGGATTATCAAAGATGAAGAGGAAAGGGTGGCAGGACGGGAATATGTTAGAGTATGATACAGGGACAGAGGCGAAGCCTGCTAAGAACATTATTAGACCTGTCTGGGAAATACAGAGTTGTTTTGTTCATTATGTGCAGGATTATATTGAGGAGACGGATAACGTTTCAAAAGTTCCTGTCTGTGTAGGAAGACCTCGATGTCCGATATGTAAAGCAAGAGAGGAGTTGTATTCTATTGGAACCAAAGAGGCAAAAGACCAGGCAAGTAAGTTTAGACCGTCAGAACGTCACTATTGGAATGTGATACCAAGATGGGAATATGACTGGGGTGGTACTGATGCAGTACGGTTTCTTATCTTGTCTTTTGGTAAGATGGCAAGGGAGTCCCTGGAAGAAATGGTGAGTGATTATGGACATCCTGGGGATGTAGAGGTTGGTTACGACATAGTGTTTGAAGTGTTTGACCAAGAGACGGGATGGGGTAATCACTACGCATTGTATCCAGTTAAGGAGCGCAGTCGTAGTGGAAGTAGGATTACTGAGGAGCTTCAAGTGACACCTTTGACAAAGGATGAATTGGATATGGAATTAGTTTCTTGTGATAAGTATGTTACACCGCCGTCTGAAGAGGAACTTGAGACGTTTGATGAAATCTTCCTTATCAAAGGTACTAAAACAAGAACCAGTAAGAAGCGACGTGATGCTGAGGAAATTAGTAGTAGGAAGAGACCAAGTCTTCCACCACCTGAAGATGAAGAAGAAAGTTACTTTTGTTTTGGTGATGCAAGTATTTATGATAAGAAGTCATCAGCATGTGGTGAGTGCGCTGAGAGTGATAGTTGCTCACGTGACATTAAGAAGAATAGAATACAAAAATTGAGGGCTAAGAAGTCAGTGGGTAAAGTTGCAGCTAAGAAGAACACGGATAGTTTACCATTCTGAAGGAGTGATTAATATGCGTTGTATAGTATGTTACAAGTCTTTCACATACTATAAGGAATTTTATGAGAGGCGGGGTTTTTCATCCCAGCAAAGGTGTCCTTCATGTGCGGCTTTAAGAAAGGGTCGAGACCGTCGTAAGATACATACACATATCATAAGGGCGGGGTGTGTCCTTGTGGACATCCCCGCTTCCTTAGTGCAGGCACCTACACTCATTAAAAAGGGAGAGGATAACCCGCCGTGCTTTCGATTTGTTATTAGGTCAAGGATTCATCCGAGAGAAAGTGTGGGTTATCTAACAGTTTACGACCATCGTAGAAGTGCTGATAAGTCTTCTTCTCTTAAAGCATCTATTAGAATTATGAAAGCGACGGAGGTAAATATGGGTGGGTCGTACGAATATATGGTGCTTGATGAGCCTGAGACAGATGAAGTTGAAGGACGTGTGATAGTCCTTGAGAAATCAGGTGTGGGCTTTTCGCGTAAACATAAGGGTACAATATGTGTCCCTGAAGGTTCAGTATGGAATAAGTGTGGTTATTCCTGGAGTGATAACAAATATCATGAATGGATGTTAGTGGTGTACGCAGGAGGTAGATAAACGTGAAGTCTATCACAAGTAAGATTGTAAAAAGTATACAGGGTCACAGGAGTAAAGAGAGCATAGGTTTCTTAGGCGGTGGACAGTTAGAGTGTGAGCGTATTAGTTCACAGAGTGTATTATTGGATGAAATTCTTGGAGGTGGTTTTCCTTTGGGGAGAGTAGTTGAGATATATGGGTCTGAGGGGAGTGGAAAGACAACGGTAGCTTTACATTTACTGGCGGAAAATCAAAGTCAAGGTGGTATTTCAGCGTTTATAGATGTAGAACACGCTTTAGACCCACAGTATGCAGAGGTGATAGGTATAGATAAAGAGGATTTAATATTTTCACAGCCAGGAAGTGGTGAGGAGGCTTTCGAGTTAGTAATGGATATTATGGAGGGGAAAAGAAAGTTGTCTGAGTCTGCTCATTTGGTAATAGTGATAGACTCAGTTGCCGCCCTTGCAAGTAGAGATGAATTAAGTGGAGAAATAACTGATTTGAAGATAGCACCTGTTGCCAGGCTTTTAAGTCAGTCCCTAAGACGAATAGTGAGCACAATTAGAGAAACGAATACTGTTCTGGTATTTATAAACCAGTTACGGGAGCGGATTGGTAGGTGGGGGTTATCAAGTTATTCAACAGGTGGAAAGGCGTTGAAGTATTATTCAAGTGTCAGATTGGAGTTGATGTCAACTAAAAAGGTAAAGGACAGAGAAAAGATGATTGGTCAGATAGTACGTGCTACTGTGGTGAAGAATAAAACGGCTCCCCCTTTCCAGACAGCGGAGTTTCAAATTATATGGGGTCAAGGAATAGATATACTTCACTCGGTTGTTATATTTGCGGAAAAGTATGATGTTATTAAGAAAGTAGGGGGGTGGTATGTTTTCGGGGATTTCAAGGTGCAGGGTATTAAGAGATTGATAGATAAGATTTCTACGGATGAAGGTTTATATGACTCACTGTGGGAAGCTATTATGAAAGTGAAGGAAGATTCTTAAATCAAAGTAAACGTTTTTTGAAGGTAGGCGTCTTATTCGTTTGGGAAAATGTTAAAAAAGTTCTAAGGTTCATTCAGGTTTCTGCCGATAATATTGGATGAAGTAATTAACACAAGATTTTAGGAGGTCGTTAATATGAAAGTCGGTTTCCCAGACAATATTTTTGAGAAAAGTCTTTTGGATTACCATGACTGGAAAACGGCGTGGTTTCGGGAAGCGTTGCAAAACGCTGTTGACGCGGGAGCGACAGAGGTACACTTCCATGTTGATGAAGTTAAGAAACGCCTTGCCTGTAGCGATAATGGTTGTGGAATGAATAAGGACGTTCTGATTAATAAACTTCTTCATCTTGGTGAGTCTTATAAGGAAGAAGGTTCTATCGGTGGTTTCGGTCGTGCGAAGGAGATATTATTCTTTGCTCACTCATCTTGGAATGTTAAAACTACTTGGAAAGGTGTGACAATTAATGCAGGTGGTAGCTACCTTGACTATACGATAACTCTGCAGGAGGAATGTGATGGTACTGTGGGAACAGCTGTTTATGTGGTAGCTAAAGAAGTGGGTGGCACAATGCGACGGGCAGTGGAATATCTCAGTTCTTGTCAGCCTAAAGGATGTAAGATATTCTTGAATGGAGAATTATTGAAATGTACCGTGAGACGGGGTAAATTAAGGAGTATGCTTCCTTGGTCAAATGTCTACTTAAATAGTTCGCTGGAAGGTGAAAGGCTCTATGTTAGAGTAAAGGGTGTAACGATGTTTAACCGTTGGCTTTTTACTGCTAAATCAAGTGTTATTCTTGAACTAACTGAAAGTACGGTTAATTGTCTTACAACTAATAGAGATGGGTTGAGTATTAACTACTCAGATGAGTTAGACGCTGTAATCGCTAAGGAATTTAAGAGGGAGACAAGTGCATGTGGCAAGGTTATACCTGGGATGGTAGTTCATTTTAAAGGTTTCGGACAGATACAACATACGGAAGATAGCGGAGTTCAGGCGGGGGAAAGTAATGATAGTGATGGTACACAACCTACAGGGTTTGGTAAGGAGATTACGACAGATGGTATAAGAATGTGTTTTGTTTCGGATGAGGATAATTTCCCTTCTTACGGTGTCCCTTTTGTATTTAATTGCAGAGACGACACGTCTTTTGATTGGAATGATAAAAAGGTTAGAAAAATTGGTCGAGTGTGGTATACTTTAGGTTCTATGGCAGAGAAGGACTTGAGAAAAAGTGGTTTAATTCGTGAGGATATGAAAGTTGCTTTGGGTTTTACTCTTCAGGATGATGCTATGGCTCAGTTAATAAGGCATGGTAATTATATTGTATTGTTGGTAAATCCTAAGTTCTATAAGAGAAGACCTTTCACATCTTTTGTGGTGCGCGCTGTCAATAGCTTATTTCACGAGCTAACTCATCTTTGGGTAAAAGACCATAATACGAAGTTTATTTCAATGATGGGTAGTTTCCCCGATAAGTTTGGCGCAGGGTATGCAGGGTATTATGAAGTAGCATTGGCAATGAGTAAGAGTTGTATTCCTTTGGGTGAGCAAGAGATAGAAGAGACTGTTGATATTGTTTCAGAAGTGGATGCTTTAATGCAGGATAAAGGTTTTAAAAAAGTGCAGACTTCTCAATTAGTTGTATGGAAAGCTGGTAATGGTAGGAATGTACTTGCTTTCCTTGAAGGAAGTAAACAGTTCGTGTTTAATCAGGCGGTATATGAGAAGCTAAGTCAGATGACGGATATGAAAGTTTCTTCTCGTAAGAGGGGTGCCTCTATTAAGGTAGATGACGTGGACACGACGGCAGAATTGAAGTCAGTAGTAAAGCAGTATGTAGAAGGGTTATAAGATGCCTTTCTATGTTATTAGGAGGTTGTTATGCAAGGAATGACAGTGAAGGAGAGGAAAACTGTTATTTACTGGGTGAAGGAGTTTACTTCATCTCTTCTTGATAGTGATGATTTGATGCAGGAGGCTTTTTTAGTATATTTGAATTCACGTGAGAACTATCAAGAGGGGAGGTCTTCATTCTATACGTTCTTTTCCAATTGTCTCCATAATCATTTTACTAATTTATATAATAGACGGAAGCAGGGGATAGAACTTGTTGCTATCACTTTAGACGACCCAGTAGATAGTAATAGAGAAGACGGTGAGACAGTTGGGAAGAGTATAGCTTCATGTAAGTGGACGCCATTAGAACAATTGGAATGGGAAGAGTTACTCCAAAAGGTGGAAGAAAGGTTGGATACTATTGCTCTACAGATTTTTGTCATTCGTACAAGAGAGTGTCCTCTTGAATTATCTGAACAGGTGAAGGGGAAACATATATCAGACACACGGTTAGCTTCTTATTTAGGTGTTAAGCGTAAGGTCGTTACTGCGGCGAATAAGAGAATTAAGCGGGCTGTTCTCCTGGCTTGTAGTCGAAAGCCTATAGAGGTTCATAGAATATTAAGGAGCTTATGATGTTTAAGTTGTTTCGTGGTGATTGTTTGGAGATAAAAAGTGAAGGTAATGCGGCTTAGTATAATGCGTTATACTTGTACCCAGAGGCGTCCAGATGCGTCAGATTGCCCTATAATGTGGTATTGAGTGTAATCATACACGAATTTAACAAAAACTCAACCACGGGCGTCTGGATGCGTCTGGTGATAGGTTGCCGTGATAGAGTAGAGAATATAAGGGAGGTTGGAGATAATGCCAACGAGTGCTACGGCATGGAAAGGTTTGGAAAGAAGGATAGCACGGCGTTTTGGTGTAGAACGACATGCTAAAACAGGTTTAGGGGATGCAACTCCTGATGTTATTGCTCCAGTTAGGTTTAGGAAGTGTGCTATCATATCAGTTGAAGTTAAGTTGAGGGGTTCTGTACCTAAAGGGATTACGAAAGGATTAGAGCAATCAATAAAGAATACTAAAAAACGACATCTACCAGTTCTTATAATGAAAGAGAAGAATAAGAAAGATGATGATGCTGTAGTTGTAATGAAATTGAAAGACTTTTGTAAATATATTGTGAAGGTGGAGTAGATGAGAGGAAAGCCTTGTACTCTTGAAACACGGATGGGAGGTGCCAAGTATGAGGGTAGTTATCGACGGTTCATTTTTGGGTTTTAGGAGTATGAATAAATATTGTAATAAACTTGGTTATACCACATCAAAGGGTAAGCATATTCCTACAGGGACTGTGTATTCATTCTTGAAAGATATAGTACATTTGCTGGAGATGTATGGAGAGGCGGAAGAGTGGTATGTAGCTTGGGATACAAAGCCGACAGTCCGTAAGAAGATAGATGCGTCTTATAAAGCGAATAGGAAGAAAAATAAAGATGAAAGTTTTTATCATAATTATATCCGGATGCAAATTCAATTGAATGAATTAAGGCGTTTTTTACCTTGTGTAGGTATAATACAGTGTAAGGCGGTGGGGCATGAAGCGGATGATGTATTAGCAACGCTTGCTTATGGGGGTGAAGCAGTACTTATTACAAATGATAAAGATTTATTCCAGTCAATAACACGGGAAGTTACAATGTATAATTTTCAAGAGGAAAAGAGTTATGACTGGTTTAAGAAGGAGTATGGGATAGAACCCCAACAGTGGATTGACGTTCAGTCTTTGGTTGGTGATGCAACTGATAATATTCCAGGGATGAAAGGCGTGGGTGTTAAGACTGCGATTAAGATGTTGAATCGTTATGGTAGTTTAGGGGGGATATTGAAGTCTGAGGATAAGTGGATAGTTGATAGTAGGTCAATTATTCAGAATGCGCAGGCGTTGGTAACATTAAAAAATGACTTGGATATTGAGATAGTAAAACCCCAGATTAATGTATTAGCATTCAGGAGATTTTTGATAATGAAACGTTTGAAGACAATTTTAAAGAAAGAGTCAGTTTTTCGAAGTATTCTAATGGAAAAGTAAACCTCTTTTGAAGGTAAGCGTTCTCTTTCCAAAGAAAGTTTTAAGAAAGTTCTAAAGTTATTTGAAGGTTCAGCCGATAATACTGATAAAGAAGTTAAGACTTAGGTTTATTGGAGAGATGCAATAATGGATAAAGAAAGACGTTCAGTTATACGGCTTGCAGAGCGAGTAGCTCGAAAATGGGGCTACACGTTGAAAATTGATGAGTTCACTTGGCGTAACCCTAAAGGGCTTACAGTGAAGTTCGAGCCTTTTGAGGAGTCCGAGTATTTACGTGTTTGGTTTAATTATGATGCTTCTGAAGAGAAGCAGTATGATTTCGTCATAAGGGAAAAGTAGATGGCTTACTTAGGAGTTTTTAGGAGGTAGTAAAATGGGTAGGCAGATAGGACTTACAGTAATTAAGAACGCTGAAGTTAAGATACAAGACTTAAGAACCCACAGGGAAGTTTTTACTGAGTACTTGAGACAGAAGAATAAGTCTTACGGGTTTGAAAACTGGCAGGATTGGTTGCATGAGGAAAATATTGTGCAATGTGAAGAATGTAGAAGGTATGGTCAGTATGGGACAGATATTTATTTTGTTGATGAAGTTAGTAGTAGTCTCTGTGAAAAGTGTGAGAGAGAATACTGTCCTGAAAAGTTTGATGATACAGATGAGGAGGTAAGTCAGATGAATATGTTGCAAGGAACCGAAAAAGATATAACGATGAATGGTAAAGAGGAGACAGGTGTTACTGAAACCGTCGCCCAAACACCTGAAGTAGTTGAAGAGAGTATTCAGGTAGTGGAAGAAGAGACTCCGATAGTTGAAGAGGATACTAAGGAAGAAGTTCAAACTCCAGAAATAGTTGGAGAGAGCGTTGAAGAAGAAACTCTGATAGTTGAAGAGGATGCTAAGGAAGAAGTTCAGATAGCAGATATTGAACCTATAAACGAGGTTGACGCTGTTCAGGACGCAGAGGATACTCAAGATACAAGTGAAGAGGATGTGCAAGTGGTAGAAAGTGAGGAAAAAGGTAATGAAGAGAAGAGTCTTAGTGGCGCGGCGGCTAAGTTTTTGAATGTAGTTACAATAACACTTAAAAGAGTGGAAGAGGATTATGAGGAAGGGAAAAAGATTTTTGATAAAAGGATGCTTGATGGTTCTATTGGTCATGCCGTAAGTTGGGGTTATGATACAGTGGTAGTAGAAAAGAAGTGGAATACGCTTCGTGTTTTGGATTGCACGCTTAGTACAGGGGATATTCCTAATCTGTGTCAGGCGGTACGGAAGTTGCGTAGTAGGTTGGAGGAAAAGCTGACTTCAAACTCTTTCCGTTCTTTCTCTTCAACCTTTGCGCATGCTGTGTCAGAAGCGGAAAGAGAGGCTTTTGCTCGTCTGTACACAAATGAGATTCGTTGTATTAAAAGTGCTATGGATAAATATGAGGGTGCGGAGACAGTAGTATCTGAAGTTGTTAAGGATGCAGAGACCCCTGTTGACGCTGTTCTTCTGTGTAATGAGAACTTATGTTCATATAAAATGGTGGAGTCAAAGTCACGTATTTCTTATAAGGATGGTAGCGGACGTAATGTCCTTTCAATACTGAAGAAGTGGGTTATATTTAATGCACCGAGAGAAGCATTTGCAAACCTTATCGTAGGGCGGGATTTAATTGTTGAGACAGGTGGCGTGTTAAGGGTTCAACGGGATAATCTGACAGTTGAAATGATTCGAGTTTATGCGATATGGCTTAGTTTGAAGAATAAGGAAGGGTGAGTTTTACAGCTTACTGGTTTGGACTGGGGGTATCCAGTCCAGTCCTTTTATTTGTATATTAGTATTGGAGGTAGTTAAGATGAGATTTGAAAAGGTTAATATGCCTAAAGGTTCTTCAGGTAAAGACGGGATGTATTTTGTATCGTTAGATGGTGGTGACTATCAAGGTGTTGCTACTGTTAAGGATACCATTGTTACTGATTTCCGACCAATGGCAGAGAATTTCACATTGGTTACTCTTGAACCCAGTGAAACCAAAGATTTTCTGTTGAAGATTATCAATGATGAATATGCAGTGCAAGAAGAAAGTTCTAAAGTTGTTTGAAGGTTCAGCCGACAATAGAACTAAAGATTTAGGAGGTAGTAAGATGTCTAAGAAAACCACAGGTAAGAAAGACCAGAAGGAAATGTTGAAGGCGGGATTGTTAAAAGAAATAGTAGGTTCTCTTTCTATTCGCCAAAAAGAGTATAAGAGAGCGCATTGTAACTGGCTGAGGGAAGCGGAAGAGAACGTTGCTTATGCAGTGGAATATTCTGATAAGCTGATAAAAGCTGAGATAACATGGAAATTACTGGAACCGATACAGGATGCAATAGGTGATGAGAAAGTGATGGTTGAAGAGATAAGTGAGATGTTTGAGACTGTAGAAACGGCGCTTCTTCGGAATGAAATCAATGCGAATTCTACCTGTCCTCTCCACAATGCGATACAGGATATTAAGAGGAGTGCGTACTCACGGTTACTATACACAGTTAGTAGTTTACGACACTTCGTCGATAAGTATGGTTCTGATACGGCTTAGGGGTGCCCAATCCCCCTAAGTTTTTAGGAGGTAGTTGAAATGTTAGATAAAGTTACAAGTGAGATTTTAGATTTATGTCTGGTTTCAGACGACTTAGACGACAATGATAGCACGGAGTTTTTGTTGTTGGAGATTATAGCAACTGCCAGAGCTGCACTTAAAAGCCAATCAGATAAAAAGGTTTTAGAGGAAAGGATTTTAGACTTGAAAGAATTGTTTTTATCACTTGAAGATATTAATATTAAAAAGAATGAAAGTTCTAAAGTTATTTGAAGGTTCAGCCGACAATAGAACTAAAGATTTAGGAGGTTGTTAGTAATGGATAGGGTAAATAGAAGGATTGCTAAGACAGTCGCCAGAAAATGGGGTTACACTTTGAAGATTGATGATTTTACTTGGCGGAATCCGAAAGGACTTACTCTAAAGTTGAAACCCTTTGGAGATTTATCATGTTTGCATGTTTGGCTTAATTATGATGTTTCTAAATGCAAGAGACAGAGACATGACTTCATTGTAAGATAGAAGTTGGGATGTGTAACTTTTGGGAGGTGACTGGGATGTTTAATCTAACAATACAAGATATGCTACGTATGGAAGAACAGGTGAACAAAACGATTAGAAGGATGTTGGAGTTCGAGGTTCTTACAGACAATCATGATAAAAAGTATGTTGCAATTCGGGAAGTTAGCGATGAAGGTAAGTGTTCTATTTCTAAGAAAACTTCAAGAAAGTTCTAAAGTGATTTGAAGGTCAAGCTGATAACAGAGCTAAAGAGTTTAGGAGGTAGTAAGATGGGTAGTTATGTCATAATAACAAAACAGGAAATGGATGGTTGTTTGAATCCTTTCGGTGGGGATTATGAGGTAGAGGGTAAGGAATATGTTTGGGTAATCAAACAACCATCAGCGTATATTGTTATTAAGATTTATACATCAATAGATGTACGGGATGATGTGTCAAGGGATGTTGGCAATGATGCTATTAGAGCGGTGTTGTTAGATAGTGTTAGTGGAAAGCCGTTTTCTAAGGAGTCAAAGATATATCGTGTCGAGAATTGGCAGGGACGTTTGACCTCCCGTATTCAGGCTTTATTAAAGTATGTCCTTAGTGTCCGACGGTGTCCAAAGTGTAATTCAGGACTTGTTGAGAGAGAAGGAAAGTACGGAAAGTTCTTGGGATGTCTTAACTATCGTGAGTGTGGTAAACAGGGTAAAAGTGATAAACCAAAGGAAAAACATATTCAACGAGATAATAGCTTGGGTAACATAGATGTGAAGAGGAAAGAGCCTGTTAAAGTATCCAGTGAGGAACGTGGATTAGAGCCGATAACCCCTGCACCTGCAAGGATGAAGTATTCGAATTATGCGGGGGAGTATTATGTGAGTGAAGAATACTGGGTGCCTGCGCATAAGCATGGTATATATGTAGGTGTTATGCCTGATAGGTTACGAAGGCTAAAGGGTGTTACAGTGAGTGATTTTTCTCATGATAATCTGTTAGCACAAGTTCCGACTCTTCTTGATAGAGAAGCATATCCTGAAGAAGTGGATTGGATTGGTGAGTGCAATAGCTATAATAAACGTGTTGTAATTGCTATACAGAAGGATGGTACCCCTATTGCTATACAGGTTAAGTATAAGCATTTGTTGGAAAGTATGGGAGCAGTAAATTGGCGTTGTGGGGATAGAAGGGTGTTAGCACTTGGGGATAATGGAAACATGGTTGGGGCGGTAGCGGGAGTAATAATAACTCATGATGCGCCTTTAATGGAACTCTTGATGAATGGTTGTTATAAGACTACTATTGCAAAAGATAATAAGTGGCATGTTTTTTATGCTTCTATGTTTCCTCTTGTTAATAGGTTCGCTACAAGTTCCTATAACGAATTAGAATTGCTGTCTGATGAGTTCAGCTTAGAACGCTTGGTAAGTTATCATGTTAATGAGATGGAAAAGGCACGATTAAATATGCGGATAGCACGGAAAGAGGAAAGACAGGCTGATGTGGATGTGGCGAGGGATACGATAGCGTTTCATTGGGATAAGCTGAAAGAACTCTCTTCTTTTTCTCCGACACAGTTTAGATTGTTTAAAGAGGAGTTAAGGGCATTGGTAGGTACACCTAAACCTGACCATAGTGATACTTGTTATGAGTTCGATGAAGAGACAGAAACCCTTATTATTAGCTTCGCTCTAATAGTTAAGGATATTGAAGTAGTTGAGCCAGTCCCAAGGAAGGTTGTAACCGAGTTGTCTGTTCCTCTTGGTAGGACTGAACCAGAAGAATTAGTTCCAGTGAAGAGTTTGGATACTTTCGTGAGTCTGGGTAGTACGAAGGGGTTTCTTGAAAAAGTAGAATCAGTAATGAAACAGAACGAATCAATCTTAGAAATAGAATATCTGTATGATAGTTCTTTAGAAGAATTGGAACGGTTAGCAAAAAGGTGTAAATATTCTTTTGAACTTGATGAACAAAGGAAGTTGATGATATGCCAGAAAAATTAGGATTGTGTAAGTGTGGCTGTGGGATGAGGGTTAGGAGAGGTAATAAGTTAGCGGGGAAGGGTTGCGGTTTTAGACTTTATAATAAGTCTCGTAATTATTTTGGTGAAAGCAATCCTTTCTATAAAAGGAAACATACGGAAGAAACTAAAGAGAAGATAAGACAAAAATTGAAGAAAGTGGTAGTGCCGAGGGTGCTATGTAGTTGTGGGTGTGGTGTTCATGCTAAACAAGGTAAGAAGTTTCTTCAAGGGCATAATCTCCGTGTTAATAATCCTATGAAACATCCAGAAAATGTAGCTAAGTGGAAACAATCTTGTCCCAGTAGGGAGGGAAGGAACAATTCGTTTTATGGTAGAAAACATTCTGAGATAACGAGGAAGAAGATGAGTGATGCGCGAAAGAGGAAGTATTGTGGCAAGAATCATCCGATGTATGGTAGGACTCCATCAGTAAGAGCTGGTTATGGTATACGGTCTTTTTGTAAGAACTGTCACTGGGTTCGCTCAACGTGGGAGAGGAAAGTAGCAGACTGGTTATTTGATAATGGAATAGAGTATGAATATGAACTAATAAGATTTGAGTTTAATGAATATTGTTCTTATTGTCCTGATTTCTACTTACCTGTATATGATTTGTATATTGAAGTTAAGGGATATATGACAGATAAAAATGTTCTTCAACATTTTATGTTTCGGAAAATGGAGCATAAGTTGGTTGTCATAGGAAATAAGAATAAAGATAGAAGGGTAGATGTAGACTATAAAGATTTTGAGGTGGGCTTGGACTGTTTGTTATTGTAGTTAGTTGTATAGGAGGTAGTTAGTATGTCAGCTATTAGAATTAGGGAAGAGGACTTCTTAGTAGCAAAACATTTAAACCCCATGCAATCGCAAGTGGCACCGTATATTAAAGTTGATTGCAATCTGGTAGTTAGTGCTCCAACTGCCAGCGGTAAAACTCAGGTTGCTGAAATGATTATGTCTAAAGCTCTTCTTGAAGAGAAAAAGTGTGTATATCTTGCTCCAATGAAGGCACTAAGTGAAGAGAGATATAATGATTTTACTGAGAAGGGGCATCCTTTTAGCGAATTATCTATTACAGTTATGACAGGGGATTATGAAATGACAGCGGCTAAAAAGAAAGAGGTTAGGAAGGCAGACTTGATAATTATGACTACGGAAATGCTAAACACCCGTTGCAGGATGGTTAAGAGTGAACAGAATAATTGGTTGGGGAATGTTGGTGTGTTAGTAGTGGATGAATCTCATTTGTTGTCTGTGTCTGGGCGAGGTGATGCAGTGGAGGCGGGTTTGATGTTATTTACTAAAATCAATCCTGCTTCAAGGGTAATCCTTTTGTCTGCTACAATGCCTAATGCAGAGGATATGGGAAAGTGGCTTTATGTGCTGAATGGAAAACCAACAAAGGTTATCAAGTCTGATTACAGACCTTGCAAGTTGGAGAGTCATTATATGAAAGTTCTACATAAACAGCAATATTCTGAGCAGCAACATGAGAGGATGGTCTCTGCACTTAGTATAATTGAAGAACATCCAAAGGATAAATTCCTTGTTTTCTCAGGGACTAAGAACTGGGGTCGGCAATTTGAACATTTTCTTCTGGAGAAAGGTTATGATTGTGCTTTCCATAATGCTGACTTGGATAGGAGTGAACGGAAGGGTTTAGAGAAAGCGTTTAAGAAGGATGATGGATTGAAGATACTTATTTCGACGACGACAACATCTTGGGGTGTGAATCTTCCTGCCAGGCGGGTTATCGTAGCGCATCAATCATTCGGTATTGAACCAATGCCTGTTTGTGATATTATTCAAATGATGGGTCGCTCTGGGAGACCAAAGTATGATACACAGGGTGATGCGTATGTATTGATTGATGAGAAGGAATTTGATTCATGGGTACAGCGTATTGAGGATGGTGAAGATGTTAGGAGTTTGCTTGGTCAAAGGGATGTACTGGAGTTTCACAGTTTGGCGGAGATAACTAATGGTAGTATTGATAGTGAGGCAAGTTTCCTGACCTGGTATTCACGGTCTTTGGCGGCGGTTCAATGTATAATGCCAGCCAGTCCTAAGGAAGTATTGGATAGCTTGAGACGTTATAGGTGCATCCTTCCAGATGTTGCGACTGTGAAAGTTACTGCTTTGGGGAAGATTAGTGCATGGCTATACTATCCTCCAAGAGTTGTAGCACGTTGGAAAGATAATATGAAGTTATTCAGTAGGTTCGTGAAGGGGAAGGGTGAGGAGTGTACACTGAGATATTATGGTGTTAATAAGGTAGTCCGTTTGATGGATGTAGCGTTAGCGTTGATATGTACACAGGGTATTAATCTTGACTCTTATATTCCGAAAAATGAGCGGACGGAAGTTGATGCTTTTTGGAAGCTCGCTGATAGTGCTATTATGACAAAGTTGCAGGGTGTAAAACGGTTATCTTGTGATGGTACTATGAGAGACGGTTTGGCTTTCTTGCTACATATTAATGGTACGGAAGCGAAGGGTGGCTTGAAGATGGTACAGAGGTATATTGCTTCAGATGCAGGGCGGGTAATAACGGTATTGAAGTTGATTGATAAGATGGTGCTTTATGGGAATATGGATAGTGAATTGGCGGCGCTGGAATTAAGGATAAAGTATGGGGTGCGGGAAGAGCTTCTTGAATTGGTTTCTATTAAGGGAGTAGGGAAAGTAAGAGCCAGTCGGCTGTTTAAGGAAAGTATTACGACGCGTGTGGATATTATTGAGAACGAGGATATATCCAGGGATATTTTGGGGAAGAGTTTGTTTGAACGAATAAAAGAAATTATGGGAGGTGTTTATTGATGCCAGATAAGGAATATGTATTGGAGCATGCAATAGGTACATATTATGTGGAAAGGGCTGATGGGATAGGTGGATGGTCAATATGGTTGAGTGATGCGAAGTGTTTCAATAGTATTGAGGAAGCAGGAGATAGGCGTCTTTCATTCTCTGCTAAGAGTTCTATTTACATAGTGGAAGCGGAGTTAGCGAAGTTTATTGATGATAAGTTAGCGGAGTTTTAACTGAGGAGTGTCGTGTTTAGGTGATTTTATTCACCCTGGATTAAATATTATCTGGGGTGATTTTGCATGCAAGTGATAGGAGGATATTAAATGAAAGCAGAAATTTATGTGGACTATGGGGATGGTCGTGTAGTGAAAGAAGAGGTTGTTACACACTGTTATACTTTACGTGGTGCAGAGAGGGAAATAAGGAAGCTAATAGACAAATTCAATAGAGTAGAAGTTGAACGGTATAATCATTATACTGATAGAAAGTTTGTGAAGATGGGTGAGATTTTAAATAAAAATGAGACCCATCATGTATGGAAGAAGATGAATCTCGTTGTTGATGATAAGTTGAGGG